GTTGTTCTGACCAAGAGGTTCATGTCAAGTATGCTGACGGCGGTTCATACCACCATCGGCTTTGGAATTATGACCACGAGTACGTGAGTTTCGTCCGTTATGGTCGTCATTATTTGTTTAATGTCGAGAAGAAACGTCTCTCGCCTACACGTGAAGTTATATTCCTTATACCTAAGCAACATCGGTGTGTAATGCCGATGTGGAATCCCCCAGGTCTCCTTCAGTATCGTGTTCTCTTCGTTAGTGGTTTTCAAGCTCAAATCATAGCTACGTCAGATGATGTTAAACTCCATTTGGCGGCGCCTGACTCTTATGATTGCTTGAAAATTTCAGTTGGTGTTGTTGAAACCTGTCGTGTGCGGTTACGTAATATGAAAACGCCGCTCGCATCTATGGTTGAGACGCATATTAAGGGTAGTGCCGACAATCATGTCCGGTATGCTTGTCTGCTTTTTGAATATCTCCTTTTGAACAATGTTCCGTCTGAGATGGACATTGTCTTGGGCTATAATTCCATTGTTGACACCACACTTGAACCTAATGATTCTCATCGTTTGGCACACCCCCCAATTGACCCTAACGGTAATGCTCCTATGCGATCACCGGCAAATGATAATTGGTGTCTTAATGACCGCCTTTATGCGGTCAGATCGGATGCTGAATTTCCCGATGCATTGTTATTACAGCTTGACGATTTCGTCTCATTATTTGTTATATTGGACCCTGTTGACCTTGAAGTCGTTGCAGAACGTCAAGCAAGACCGACGCAACGTTACTTACGTGATGCCGTTGGCCCTGTGTTTGGCGATGCGCCTTTCAAGATCAAGTCGTTTCAGAAAAATGAGTCGTATCCTAAAGCTAAGGCCCCTAGGAATATCACAACCGTTGACGCTGGTTTTAAGACACGTTATAGTGCCTACACATATGCTCTTGCTGAATACTGTGAGCGATTCGATTGGTATGGGTCTGGTAAAACACCTCCTCAAATCGCTGCCCGTATTCAGACATTATCGCGTGTGTGCGAGCTCAGTGAAGCAGATTATGCCAAATTTGATGGGACAAAGAGTCCTGCAGCCGTTCGGTTAGAACGTGCTGTTTTGGCTAAGTGCTTCCCTAAGACTGACTGCCTTGACCTTTATAACCAACAAATTAATGCGGTGGGTGTTACATCCCATGGCATTAGATATGATGTTGGTACTTCGCGTTTGAGTGGTAGCCCAGAAACAACTGTCCTCAATTCTATTATCAATGCCTTTATAGCTTATTGTGCATTGAAATGTTTTGACTTTATTGTTGCTGGTGATGACTTGATCGCGATAGGCCTTGGCCCTATTAAGGCCATTGCTGCGTCAATGGGTTATGTCCTGGAGACGGTGGACCGACCGCGGTATCCAACGTTTTTAGGTAGGGTTTACCATTCTTTGCCTGAATCTAGTAATTCAATTTATGACGTCAGGCGTTTTGTGCCGAAGATGCATGTTATAGTTGCGTCTCGCAGTGTTCCTCTTCATATCGCGATCTCACGTCGTGCGCAAGGTTATTTGAAAACAGACCCTAACACGCCCATTGTTAGCGATTGGTGTCGAGCAATGCTTAAGCGGTACGGGACACATAAGACCTGTAAACATGATCGCGACATTGAGTTGCCGTATGACCATGGTTCAGGTTCTTATCCCGTTGATGAGTGCGAAGACCTTACACATGTCGTTTGTGGTTTGCTTGACAAATCATTTGAATATGTACAAGATCTTATTGGTAACTTTGCAATGGCCGACCTTAAACGTTACTACTCTATGGAGGAATTGATCATACCCCCTGGAGTTTGTGTTAACGGAG